AGGTCGTGTCCGTGCCATTGGAGCCTGGCGGATCGGTGATCAGATCGACGATGCGGAACGGGAAGGTCGGGGTCGGGGCCGGCGGCGTGTTGACCACATCCAGCGTGACGCCGCTGAGCTGGGTCGCGGGATTGCCGGGGGTGACCGCGAATTGCGCGTTCAAGCCGATCATGGCGAAGGTGACGAGGCCGTTGGCCTGGACCCGGAACACGGTCAAAGGATCATCGATCACCTTGGCCGAGACGTTGAGGCCGGGGAGCGCGTCGGCCCCGGGCCAGAACCGCGAGCCCGTGATCTTGCGCTGGCTCACGCTCATGTACTCGCAACCGATGAAGATACCGGCGATCTGCGTCGTTCCGGGCGCGGCCTGAGCGATGAAGCCGGTGGAAAGCTGGACGACAGGGTCGCCGGTGAAGATCGGGGTGGGGTTGCTGGGCGAGATCCAGCGGCGGGACATCTGATAGTTGACGGCGGCGCCGAGGCGGTGGCTATCGGCGAAACCAAAAGGCGCAAGATTGTTCGGCATGACGAGCCACTCCCTGTAAGGGCAAGAGGGTCGTCATCGCCGGCGCGGAGATGACATCAAATTGTCCCGACCGGGCGGCGCGCTTGCGATCGGGTAGGTCAGTCCGGAATGACCGGACCTGTATGCGCGCCCAGCTGCGGCATCGTTCGCGGATTGACGTTGCGCGGCGCGTGACCGGGGGGCGCATCCGCCAATTTGGCTTCCGAAGACCGGACCTGGTCGACAGCTTTCAGCAATTCACGCCTTCTTACGCGATCTGTCAACTCCTTCGGTCTCTCCATCAGGATCATGCCTTCGATGATGATGTTCTCGTCGGCGTAGCCCGGATAGGTGAGATCGCGGTGGCGGCTCGCGGGAACCGCCGCCCAGCCGGTGCGCAGGAGCGCGTTGTGGTATTGCGGGAACTCCTTGTTGAAGACCGAATGCGTCTTCCATTCGTAGGTCCAGCCCGGGGGCGCGGCGGCGTACCACTTATCGACATAGACGTCGGAATTGTCGTCGTCGCCATGCAAGGCGCGGATTTCCGCCACCCGCTTGCGGGCGCGCTCGAGATGGTCCTCGGCGCCGGGGCGCATCTCGTCTGAGCCGCGCATGGAGGCGCCGCCACGGGCGCGGTCTTCGCTCATCGGTTCATCCTCAACAGCTTGCCGTTGTCCTCGGCCAGCGCCAGCTCCTGCGCATATTCCTCATCGGTCATGCCGAGCACGTCGCGGGCGTGCTGGCGCTGCTCGGAGGTCAGATGCACAGTGCGGCGCGTCTGGCCATCGCGCAGCCTTGGCGCGGAGCCGGACACCGGGGCGGATTGGCGGACGCCGCGGCCGCCGCGCTCGTAGCTGCGGCGCGGCGCGGGCTCGATGTCGGAGCCGTCGCCGAGCAGCTCGCGCTCCATCTCATCGAAATAGCGATCGCTCTCGATTGGGATCTTCTTCACGTTGACGATGTAGCCGTGCGCGCCGTCGACCCGGTTGATGGCTTCGCGATCGCGGACCATCTCGGGGTGGTTGCGCAGCCATTGCGCGCTCTTGCGGTAGCCGTTCTTTTCCAATTCCGCGGTGATGTTGCGCAGGTTGGTTTCCTGCATGTCGCCGCCCTGCGGCTGGGGCTGCGGCGCGGCGCGGCGCTGGGCCTCTTGGTCGGCCAGCATCTGCTTTTGCTGTTGCAGCGCGTGCAGGTTGGAGCGGGCGTCGGCGATTTCCACTTGCGCTACGGCGGCGGCGCGATGATCGGAGATGTCCATGGCGGCGGTGAACTTGGCGGCGGCCTGATCGGATTGGCGCACCGCCGCCTCGATGGCGCTGTCGATCATGCCGGTGGCGGCTTGTCCGTAGCGGGCCTCGGCCATTTGCGCCCGCTGCGTGGCTTGGATGGCGGCGGCCTCGGCGCGGCGGCGCGCTTCCGCCTCGCGGTCGAACTGGGCGCGGAGTTCGTCGATGCCCTGCTGCGGGTCGGGGCGCGGCGTGTCGCGCGGCGGCGGCGGCGGGGCGCGTTCGGTTCGGCCTGGCCGCTTGTCGCCGTGGCGGACGCCATCGAGGTGGACGTCGCGCGCTTCCGGGCCTGGGGTGCGGCCGCCGTCGCCGACGCCGCCGGGGTCATCGTCTTTCGGCTCGATGACTACGTCTTTGGGCTCGGGAACCGGGGCGCCGGGATCATCGGCGAAATAGGAGACTTGCTCGGGGTCGTCGCGGCCAACGCCTGCCATGGGGTGCCTCTTAGAAAATGGCGTCCGGATGCTTGAGGCGCAGCTTGATCTGGACGTCGGGGATCAGGCGGCACTCGTGCCTGCCGATTTGCAGGGTCATGCCATCAGAGGGTCGGTAGGCGACCCAATCGAGCAGGTTCGGCCGCCAGCCGTGGAATTTGACGTGCTCGTCGTCCTTGAAGGCGGTGTTGCCGATCTTCAGCACCAGGCCGACCTTGGTCTGGTAGCGATCATCCTTGACCACTTCCTGCGGGATCTCGATGCCGCCCGAGGTCATCAGCCCGGCTTCGCGCACATACTTGCCGAGCAGGACGTATTGGGAAATTACTTCGATGTTGTCGAGTTCGGAGCCGACGTCCTCAACGATCTGCTGAAGCGGATCGCGAGCGTGGACGATCTTCATCTCCGCCAAAAGCGCCATGTAGCCTCCTATCCTCCTCCTTGCTGATCCGCAGGATTGTCTGCTCGAAATCGTGCAGCGCCTTGAGGTATCCGGTCCTCGATTTGTAGTCTGGATAATCTGAAGCTTGCCCGTTGACCAGAGGGCGCAGGTATTCCTCGCGCAGTTGCGCGATCTCCTCGAGCAGCTTGCGCCCGAGAATAGAGCTCGCGCCGTCCATCAGGGCTGGCACCAGAGCGCCGCGCCGCGCTCTTGCTCGCCTGGGGTTTTGAAGGTTAGGCCGCCGAGCATGGAGACGGCCTGTTCGCGGGCCATATCGTCGTCCTTGGCGAAGAACTCGGTGAAGGATCGAAGGGCGGTGTTCGCGGTGACGACGCAGGCATAGGACGAAAGGTTCGGCCAGCTGTCGGCTTCCTCGGCGAGCTTCCGCAATTGATCGCCGATCTCGGTCATACCAGCGTCTTCTCGGTTTCCGCCTTGGCCAAGCGGCGCATCAGGTCGTCGATGATCAGCCACAGCTGGCCGATCTGCTTCTCTGGGTCCAAGCCGTGCGAGCCGAGCTTGGCCATCTCGGATCGCGCCCATGCGGTCAGTTCGTGGAAGCGGCGCTCGTATTCAGGGTTCATGCTTCGCGCGCCGCATTGTCGAGGCGCCCCGGGCCTGAGCCGGAGCCTGCCCGCTGCTTGATTTTGGCTTGTCCGCGGGTTCCGCCTTTGCCGAACGAGGCGGTGCCGTCGCGGCCGAAATCATGCGCGCCCTCTTTCATCGGCGCGCGCTTGCCGGTCATCGGCACATCGGAGAAGCCGGCCTTGCCGCCGCCGACGTGCGGGGCCTTGCTGTCAGAGAAGCCAGCCTTGGGCGGGTGGGCGAAGTGCTTCAAGTTGGCGATCCGGCCGCCTCGGGCGCGCATCTGCGGCGGAATGCCCGGAGGCGGGGCGCCGGCTGGACCCATCGGGGCGCCAGGAGGCGGTCCCATCGGCGGGCCGCCCGCGCCGGGGGGCATGCCGCCAGTCGGCGGCATCATGGGCATAGGCGGCCGTGGGGGCGGAGGCGGGGGCGCGGCTTGCGGTGGGGGCATGGGCGGCGGCGAGGGCGGCTGCTGGCCGCCGCTTCCCCTGCCGACGATGACGTTCACCACCGTCTTCCCTTTGGTCTTGCCGCCGCGCGCGCGGGCGGCGCGCTCGCCGGTGGTCGCTTCGATCCGCTTGTCGCGCTGGAACTTGGGATACTCGCCCTGCCGGATTGGTCCGGCGTCGGTGCGCATGTGGCCTTGGATGTCGCCGAGGACGCCGCTCGGCGTCTTGCGCCCCTCGGTCTTGGTTTCATTGTTGGTCATCAGCGGCACCTTGCCGCCGCTGGCGCGGCCCATGCGCCCGAGATGCGGCTTCTTGACCGATCCGCCACGGGCGAAGCGGGCGGTGTTCGAGCCCTTGGCCGACTTCATGCCGAAGTAATCCTCGGCGCTGTCCTTGGTGGCGTTAACGCTGCCAGGCGGTTCGCCGGGAGCGCCGGAGGAGCCCATCTTCTTGAGCTTGTCTTTGGTGAACTGGCGGACAGACGGCTGCATGGGCTCGGTCTCCGTGAGCAAAACTTGAGCCTCACCGGGGTTTATGGCGCAAAACTTAACTCGAGGCTATGCCCTCATCTTGCGGGCCGCCGGTGATCTGGGTGGGCGGCGTCTTCTGACCCGGGCCGCCTGATCCGCCGACGAAGATCTGGTTGCCGATCTTGGTCTTCGGCGCGGCGTTGAACCAGTCTTGCGGCCATTGCGCGGGCGGCTTGCCTCCGGGCATGCCGCGCGGGGCGTAATAGTGGGTCGCGCCGCCGGTAAGGTCGGGATATTCGCCGGAATGGGCCATGTCCACGATGGCGCCGAGCTTCGTGTATTGCGGGTCTTTGGGGTCGAGGTTTTGGGCGATGGTGTTGCCGTGCTTGTTGGGCGGGTTCCAGGTGGTGAACTCGTGGTAGCCGGAATTGGGGCTGGTTCCCTGCGCCGGGGCCTTGACGATGTCGGCGAGGCTGTCGCCATAGCCTCCCGCCGCTCGGCGGTTGAAGATGACATGGGCGAGCGCGGCTTGGCCTTCCTCCGGCTCGCCGCCCGCCTCGCCAGCGATGGTCCTGATCATCTGGTCGCGATCATGCGGATCGAGCGGCGCCGGGGCTGGCGTGCTGGCCGTCCCGCCGGCGACGGCGTCCGATCCGATCCCGCCTGAGCTGGCGATCGCGCCGAGGCCTTGGGCGGCAGGCTGCGCAGGCGCGCTCGCGAACGGATCATGCTCGACCGGCTCGGCCTCCCAATCCTCGCCGATGTCGATTGGGTCAGCCACCCTTCTTCCTTATCCGCCAATACTTGCCGTCATGCGCCTGGACGTAATGGTGACCGTCCGGCGCGCGACGGGCTGGCCCCATCGGGGTGTCCAACGTATCCTCGACAGGGCCGCCCGCTGCGTGTCCGGCCCTGGAAGCTGGCGCGGGACGCATGGACGCAATGTGTTGCTGGGCTTCGCGGTCCTGAGCGCCTTGCGCGCCCTCATGTTGCATCTGGACGACGTTCTGTTGCGCTTCGTGCTGGCGATCCTGCGCCCCCATCGTCTGTTCATGCTGCTGATCGGCTTGGTTCAGCGTGCGCTCGTGCTGCTGATTGGCGGCGGTGGTCAGCGCGTCGTGCATGGCGTCGTGCTGGGCGAGCGCGCGCTCGTGGCCGTGATCGCGCGCCTGGCTGGTCGCTTCGTGGACGTTGGTGGCGTGGGTCTGCGCCATATCGGCCTGGGCGCGGACGTTGGTCTGGCGCTCCTGGCTGTCGGCCATGAGCTTCTCTTTCTGCACGCCCAATTGCGCCACTTGCAATTTGGTCTGCTGGTCGCGCGCATCCGCCGCGGCGTCGGTGCCGCCGTACTGGATGTCGTGCTGGACCTGCGCCGCCTTGGCTTGCGCGTCGATGAGATCGGCTTGCGCGCTCATCGCGTCGGCTTGCGCCTTCGGGTCGGGCGGCGGCCCGGTCGGGTTCTGATTGAGATATTGATCGGGGTCGGCGAAGCCGATGCCGCGGATGCAGACCTGCCGGATGCGCTTGACATTGAAGCTGGGCGGGTCGTCCTTGCCCATCTGGTAGAGCGCGGCGTTGCGCAACATCCGCTGCAAATGCGAGGCGGTGTTCGGATCGGCCTTGGTGACGATCTGGTTTTCGTTGATCGCTTGCAGGAAGGCTTCGGTGTCCCAGTCGACCCGCGACGGCTGCTTGGGGTTGGCCTTGTGCTTGGGCTTGGCCTGTTGCGAGGCGCGAACGAAGGCGTCCGGATCCTCGCGGAAGCGCTCGACCAGAAGCTGCAATTCGTCCGATTGCGCCGCGCACAGCCGCTTGTGGGTCGCCATCAAGGGCTTGATGGCTTGTTCGATGAGGGCGAGGGTCGTTCCAACGGGGGCGTCCTGACGGCCCTCGCCCACCATCACTTCGGCGGTCCCGCCGAGGCGCTGGCCTTCTGAATTGAGCGTCTGGATGAAGCCCACGAACACGGCGTCGGGGCTCTTGTACGGCAGCCCCATCGCGACCTGCTGGATCGGCAAGCCGCCGGTCTCGATCTCGGCGGCGCCTCCCGGCGGAATGCGGAAGATGTTGTTGTTCTGCCGCCCCGCGCCCTTGGCGACCAAGAGGCCGGGGAAGTTGGCGAACATGCCGCTGTCGACGAACTCGCGCCATGCGGCGGTGATGCCGTTGGTGAGGTTGCCGAGCAGGTGCGATAGGCCAATCGCGTAGAAGCCAAAGCCCCTGATGAACGGGAACTGCACGAAGTAGGTCTTCGGCAGGCACATCTCATCGTCTTCGTTCCAGTTGCGCCGGACCTCGAGGATGTTGCGGCTCTCCTTGTGGATGACGACCTTGTAGGGAACCGCCAGCCCATCGGCTTCGCCTGACGTCTCGTGCTCGAAGCCGGGCAGGTCGAGCTCGCAATAGGTTTCGTAGAACTCGTGCTCGCGGTCCTCGCGCTGCCAGGCGTCGCGTTTGGAGATGCCGGCGATCTCTTCGGTTTGCAGCTCAGGCGCGGTCCGTTCCGGCCAGCCGGGGTCGCCGAGCTTGACGTCGCGCCAGGCCCCGACCAGCTGCATGCGGCGGATCAGCGACGGGCGCATGAAGATGCGGTGGGTGACGCGTCCGGCGTCGTACAGCGAATTGGCCGAATTATTGACGATCAGGTCTTCGCCGTAGACGGCGCGGCTGATCGGCCGCCGAAGGATCGGATCGTGGTAGACTTTCTTGAACACGCACCCGTCGAGCCCGGTCCTGAGCAGCATCGCGTCGGTGTCGGGAACCCAGGGTTTGTCGATGACGGTGAGGTAGTGGTTCAGGTCTTTCTCGAGCGCGTCGGCGAGCGTGTCGAGATCGGGATAAGCGCCGGAGGTGTCCTCGGCGACTTTCGCGGGCCCATCGGTCGGGCACAATTCCGCAAACGCATTGGCCCCGAAGCGGACGACGGCTTCGGCGAGCAGCGTGGCCCGGACTTGGCTTTGGCCCTCTAGCGGCGCGCTGCCGTCACTGCCGTTAGAACGCATGGCCTCGATCTTGAGGCCCATGAGCTCGATGCCGCGGGCGCGGGTTTCGAGCCATTCCTTGCGCGATTGATCGTCTTCGTTGATCCGCTCGATCAGCTCGTCGGCGATGCCGCCCAGCGTGCTGTCATCGAGATCGTCGGCAAGGTTGCTGTCGAAAGAGAGGTCCTGCTTCTTGCGACGGGCCTTGCCGATATAGACGACCACGCCGCCATCGGCGGTTTCGATCTTGGTCGCGGTGGCTGGATCGACCGGAGTGTCGCTCTCCAGATCGATGTCCATGCCGGGGAGCACGTCATCGGGCGGCCCTTCGCCATCGGAAGGGCTCGGCGGGAGCCGGATCGCGCCGAGACCTTGGGCCAACGGTTACGCTCCTAGCGCGGGCGCTGGATCGGCTGGCCGGGACGAACCGGGGCCTGCGGCTGGGCGGGGCGCGAGACCGCGGCGGCGACGC